CGACCATCGTCGGCTCTCGCCTAGGTGTGGCGCGAAGGTCTTGGCGAACCCTGCGCGGAGCAGGGTCACCTCTTCCCTACTCACTCTTAGGACCAAGGAGCGCGACGAAGTCCTCAAAGTCCAAGACGATCATCGTGCGGCGCTTGGTGCCTGGTCCAGGTGCATCGCCTACGACAAGCGCAGAGAGCTGCGTGGCGTTGCCCTTCACCGACCGGAGCCAGCCGTCGTAGCGCTCCGAGTAGGAGCCGTTGCCGACCTTGCACTGGATGACGATCCAGTCGGACATGACATCGGTCTTGCCGCCGTACTGGCCGACTCTCACGCCACCGATCTTCTCAGCGACCTCGCGCTCGAATGAGTTGCCCTTGTTGCGTGCGCGCTTGCCGCGCTTGGCCTTCTCTTTGTTCTGCTCGTCAATGTCTAGGTCGCTCATTTTGCTCACTTTCGTACCAGCCTTCCTAGCCGTGCGTGTCCGCCATCGGACAGCGTGAACACGGACTGTTGCAGCTCTAAGTGTCCTGACTTGATCAGTTCCGCGATGGTCGCGCGGTTGAAGATGTGCTCGTTGAGGAAGAACCAGCCCTCTGGCGCGATTGCGTCGGAGTACCGGATGCTCAACTTGGCGAACTGGCGACCGATCTTGGGGTCATAGCACCACGCATCTGCGCCCTCTTGCACGCACTTGATGCCCTCATCCAGCTCAGGGGTGAGGATCTCGATGTGACTCATTTCACGCACGCCTTGTGCCGCCACTCAAAGCGACGGCCGTTCTCGTGGATCACCAGTACGCGCTGGGCTGGGAACACCTGCCGCTTAGGGTCGGTGTAGTCAATCACCTTGCCGCACTCGGTGCAGTTGGTGACCGTCCATACCGGCGGCTTGGCCGCCCCTGCGCGCTTGGTCTTTACGCCTGCCATTGCAACGCCCTCCACATCCAGACCACTGTCGCTGCCGTGGTGAGCAGGTAGATCATTGACGGCGCGATGCCTACGCCGCGCTTGACGCTCATTGGCAGACTAGCGAATACCACCAGAAAGAGCGCGGTGTTGATCACGATGAGTGTGATGCCGAGATAGGCGAAGCCGCTCATAGGTCAGCCAGTCCAGACAGAAGCGCCATTCGATCATTGGCGACCTCAATGGCACCCTCAATCGTCGGCGCTTGAAAGGTCAGTTCTGTGCCTTGTGTGTCGATCAGAACGATTGTCCAGGTCACCTGATTCTGTTGATCAGCGAATGGGTGCTCAACGCGTACAAGGCCGTCGTAGTGATAGCCAAGCTGCGCCGCTCGTGTCTCTAGTTCCGTTAGCGCGATGTTGCTCACGATTCCTCCTCTGGGGATGCCGACCACTTGCCGTTATCCACCATATGCCTACGAAGGATTGCGTAGGACTCCTCCGCTGTCAAGAGGGTGGTGTCAATCTGCAAGTCATACTCGGTCTGGAGATAGCCGTGCTCGGTCACATCGGCTGATCCTTGCAGCACGCCACGGCGCTTCGTCCGAGCCTCTGCGGAGGCGAACACACGCACGATGGTGATGCCAGGGATGTTCTGCCGGAGGTAGTGCGCCTCTAGCGGCAGCCGCACATCGTCAACGGCAATGAGGCGGTTGTAGCCCTGTAGGCGCTGATAGGCGGCGTACCAGGCATTGATCCAGAAGTAGGCATCCAGTTCGCGCAGCTGCGCGCCGATGTCTTGCAAGATCTCGCGGCCAGAGGTCTTGACATCCAAGCCCAGCCTGCGCTGGGTGTAGTGCTTGGTCTTGTCGAAGTCCTCACCGTAGCCAAGTGCCGCAACCTCTCGGATGCTCTGGGCGATTGGTAGCACGATGTAGGGAGTGTTGCGGCGATGCTCCAGCATCTCTGCCAGCGTGCTCTTGCCAGAACCCTGTGGTCCGACGAATGCGATGTGTGCGTTCACGCGATCCTCCTTCCGTGGGCGATTGGCAAAAAGCCAACGCTCTTGATGACCTTCTCAGTGTTCTCAAACTGAGTGGTTGCCGGCATTAGCCGCTGTTCCCAGACTGGCTCTCCGACCTTCTCCAGATCGAATCCCCAGATCCCCTCTGGAGTAGAGCAGATGTACACAGCCCTGCGACCCTGCGTTGCAGCGGCTGAGACGAGACGCTTGTACTTGCTCTCCTCAATGAGCATTGAGTCGTAGTGCGTTTCTCGGCATTTCAGTTCAGCGTAATAGGCAACCTCACCAACCTTGGTGTCGTAGGTAAAGGTCACATCCCAGCTGCTGAACTCATCAGCCACCTTCTCGCAATCAGCAAAGTGATTGTCTTTGAGATAGGCGCAGAGTTCTGCTTCGGTCACTTGTTCACCCTCCTGACATATTCGATCCACATATGAACGCGCTGTGGATAGCGCTCCAGGAATCCGACGGCTCGGTTGCACGGTCCGCAGAGCAGCGCTCTGACGCACTTGCCGCACGAGATCGGCGCTCCCTTTGTCCTCCGAGTACCCAGCCCTTCGTACTGGCAGCAGCGTGGGTCGTGATCGACCGTCACCGCTCGTGGCTCACCGAAGCGAAGCGGCTCCTTGCACGCTCCGCACCGGTCAGACTGCTCCAGCCGTAAGGCCGTGTACTGCTCCATCGTCATCCGATGGTTGTAGAGCGTGTACTTGAGCACCCTCATTGCTCGCTCTTCTGGAGTCTCCTTGGCTCGTCGCTCTCTCTGCAAGAGTGTCCGAGCTGAAGGGTTCTCCACTCGTACCCTCATTAGCGCTTCACTCCAAGAATCTCGTTCAGCGGCGTGAGCCGTCCAGAGCCAGAGCGCTTAGGGGATATAGGGGTTCTATTCTCTTCTCTCTCTCCTTCTCTTTCTCTGTCCGTCAACCTACCCCTCTTTTGATCTCGGTACTTTTGTCCACGAGAGGTCGAGGTGGGGTCGACTTGATATCGAGAATAGTTCGACACGGCAATGACACCGTCTCCAGATTCCGTCAGGAGACCACTTTTCAACAGCCCTTCCACACCCCTAAAGAGGCGTGCGCCGATGACGGTCTTGAGGTGCTGCCGATTCTTGAACACTCCGCCGGAGCGCAGCAGCTTCACCTCACCAATGATCGTGATGAACGCGCGGAACTGCGTATCAGTCAGCGCCGAGATCTCTGCATCTCGATGTGCGTTTGCTACCCACTTGAACCAAACCATCTAGTCCTCCGTCTGTGTTAGTGGCTGGGAGAGGTGGAGGTCACCAGTCTCTCCCAGCCGTAGATGATGCGACGAGCAGCGTATTCAGCCACCGCTCGCCGCGTTGATTAGAAGGGCAAGTCCTCAATGCTGGTCTCAGTGCGCTCAGGCTCACCAGTTGGTGCCTGCTGCTGTGCATTGACCCAGGCAATGCTTGGCTTGCGCTTGCAGAACTGGCCGTCGGTCTTGCCGCCGCAGGCGTAGAAGGCGTTGTACGCCTTGCCAGCCTTGCTGACCCCTGCCGGCTTGAACTGCCAGGCGGTGCGGTGGTCTGGGCACTCGCCCTCCGCGAACAGCATTGCAGCTGCTACGGCGACATCCGTGCTCAGAACCGAAGGCTGAGAAGCCTTCACAGAATCAACGGAGACCGCCCTAGGAGCCACGGAGAGGCTCGCTCCTGTGCCTGACGCATAAAGAGACCGCCCCACACCGATCTGGGCTGCACAGCGGCGCAGAGCGTCGCTGGCTGCTGACTTGTACGGCTCGTCATCCTGCGCGCTGTTTGGGTAGCCGAAGTCCTGTCGGACGGTGGTCACGCCATCGATCACGGCGATCAGGGTGCCGTGTACGACCTTGGCGGCAGCGTCTGCCACCTTGACCTCGAACTGCCAGCCAGCCAGACCGAGCACATCGTCAAGGCGCTGAGCTACGGCTCGCGCGTCGGCGTAGGTGAAGGTCATTCCGCCGCGCCCTGGGCGCTGCTTTAGGTCTGTGCCGGTAAAGGGTGCGGCCAGTGCCGCTGCGATTTGCTTACTCATTCTCTGGTCCTCCAATGGTCTCTACAGGTAGCAGTTTCTCCGCCACCAGATTTAGTGAACTTGCCTTGGCAATGTGTCCGCTCTCGAATACGGTTCCCTCCTTCACTTCTGTTGCCAGATACAGATACTGGCTCTTATCCATCACTCCGAGCAGCCACGCGCGCTGGAATCGTGTAGCGCTGGGTGCGCCATTCCGATCCTCACCGAACGCGAGCTGCAAGTGAACGAATGCGTAATAGTCCACCGCTTGGTGGTCTCGGATGTAGTCAAAGACGCTCACCTCAACATCGTTGCCAGCCGGTCGGCTCCACGCCTTGGTCTTGACATCGACTTTGAGACCGCAGACTTCGTAGTCGTGGGTCGTGCGATTGACTGGCAGGTACGGCATCTTGCGATCTCGGAGCACCTGCTCAAAGACGGCCTGACCCATCACGCCAGTCCAAGTCGTATTGCCAATCGCCTTCTCCTTGCGGAATCGCAGCGAGTTGCTGGACTTGGCTTCCAGATACATCTCCTCTGCGCGGACGATCAGCGCAGGTGTGATCGGTACCTCAATCACGCATCACCGTCCTTGCCGTGAACGCGGAATACGCGCGCACCTGGCTTCTCTGCGGTGAAGCGCTTGACCGCTTCCTCATAGGTCTGCGGTGCAGTGGTGCGGAGGACATCCGCGATGCTCTCCCAGTCCACCTTGACGCTCGCCTTGTTCTGCTTCCAAGTGGCAAGCCAGCCGCGACCCTTCACGCCTTCGCCCTCACCGATGGCCTCCTTGATGGCGATTGCCATCTCCTTGAGTGCAGCATCGGCAGCCTCAGCCTCAGCCTTGGCCTCAATGTAGAGGCGCGCAATGTGATCGAGCTGCGGATCAGCCACCGCGTAGGTGCTGCTGCTCTGCGGCTTGACCTCCGCGAGCGTGTCGCTGTCGTTGCCGGTCAGCGGTGGTGGAGTCTTGGTCTTGACCAAGTCCAGGAACGCCACGGCCTTATCGAACAGCAGGGTCTGGTAGATCGGATCAGCCTCAACGCGCTCAATGCGGAACACCAAGCCAGAGAGCAGCACGGCGACATCGCAGTACGACGCGCCAGTGATGAACATCTGCCACTGCACCTGATCGACATACATCTGCGGCACTGGTGCCAGCGACCACGCACTGCTCGTTGAGGTCTTGATCTCTACCAGTCCAGTCGGATCGCCCACGATGGTGCGGTCCAGCGATGCCATCGCCCAAGGGTGCTCCTTGAGGCGCACGATGCCGTTGCTCTTTCGCAGCTTCTTGCCAGTCTCGGCGGTGTAGTAGTCAGC